TATGTTCACTATGTTCACTATGTTCACTATGTTCACTATGTTCACTATGTTCACTATGTTGAGTTGTATTGATTGTTTGTTCCGGATTATAATTTCTAATATCATATCTACAAACCGGACATTTTGGACTATTATTAAACCAGGATCTTAAAGATTCTTTATTAAATACATGTCTACAAGGAATTATAATAGTCACTTGAGAAGATTCTGTAAAATTTTCCAAGGATATGGGACAACTATTATTTGTTGGATTGTTTATTTCACCAAAATTCATATTGATTGTAGATTGTTCAATTTGTAATTGGGTAGGTGTAATAATAATTGGATCTAAAAAACCATCTATCAATCTACCAAATTCATTTCGAATATTAGTTGAAGGAATAATATATTGTATTTCTTCAAGTATATAGGGAATATCATTTATAATAATTCTATTACTATTACTATTACTATTATTATTATTATTATTATTATTATTGTCTCTAGTTCTAATTCTATTTGCATAATTAGTACGATTTGTATTTTGATTAGTATTCTGATTTGTATTCTGATTTGTATTCTGATTTGTATTTGGATTTGTATGCAGATTTGTATTCTGATTTGTATTTTGATTAGTATTCTGATTTGTATTCTGATTAGTATTCTGATTTGTATTCTGATTTGTATTCTGATTAATTCTATTATTCAAAATATTTATTAATTGATGTCTAATTTGATTATTTTGATCAATTAAGTTATGAATAATTCTTAAATTATCATTATAAATGGTATTTAACATATTAATAAATAATATATCTGAATTATTCATATCATTAAATAAATTACTGGACATATAATACACAATATATTATATATTATTTTAAATATGTTTAAATATATTCCATCGTATAAGTATAATTATAATTATATATTTTTAAATGCAAAATAAATTATCAAATGAAAAATACTGTGATAAAGGTTTGAGTGGGTTAGTCAATTTGGGTAACACTTGTTTCATAAATTCATGTATACAAATTATTTCCCATACATATGAATTAAATAATTTTTTAGAAAATGAAAATAATTATAAAAAAAAATTAAAAAATAAATGCGATACTGTTTTATTACTTGAATGGAATAATTTAAGAAAATTATTATGGGAAGATAATTGTATTGTTTCTCCTGTAAAATTTATTAAAACTGTTCAAAAGATTGCAGAGAAAAAAAATATTGATATATTTACTGGTTATTCTCAAAACGATATTTCGGAATTTCTATTATTTTTAATAGATTGTTTTCATAATTCTTTGGCTAGGGAAATAAAAATAAATATAACCGGAAATCCTGAAAATGAAACTGATCAATTAGCTATACAATGTTTTAACATGGTAAGATCTATGTATACGAAAGAATACTCTGAAATTTGGAATATGTTTTATGGAATTCATGTATCAGAAATTATTTCATTAGAAACTAATGAAACGTTGAAACAGACGCCTGAACCCTATTTCATTATTAATTTGCCTATTCCATTGAATAATAAAAGTCCATCTTTAATCGATTGTTTAAATTTATATATTGCAGGAGAAGAACTTAAGGGTGAAAATGCTTGGTATAATGAAGATACTAAACAAAAAACAGAAATTAAAAAATCAATTCTATTTTGGTCTTTTCCGAATATATTAGTAATTGATTTCAAGAGGTTTAATTCAAGAAATCAAAAAAATCAAGTATTAATTTCTTTTCCTTTAGATAATTTAGATTTATCTAGTTATGTAATTGGTTATAATAAAAACTCGTATATTTATGAATTATATGGAATATGTAATCATTCGGGTTCTGTTTATGGAGGACATTATACTTCTTACGTAAAAAATGCTAATGGAAAATGGTATCATTACAATGATACTTCAGTTATAGAAGTAAGTTCTATTGAATCCATGATTTCGCCAAAAGCCTATGTTCTATTTTATAGAAAAAAACAAATTGATTAATATTTCACTATAATATATATATATGGAAGTAGATACTACCTCAACAACAGATCCAGTAAATATGTATAATTATATGAATAATTTTGTTTCAAATCCAATAGTTTTTATTATAATACTTTTAGTAATAATTTCATATTTCGTTTTTTTTTCTACTTTAGGAAATAATCAAAATCAAAATGAAGGGTTTGGTATGGATAGTTCAGATATAAAATACAGTAACTGGCAGCATGTATTTATTATATTAATTGGAGTAGTAATAATTATATTAATATTGGCAAATGCATTTCAATATTTTTTTAGTATAAATATTACTGCATATTTAAACAATTTATTTTCTGAAAATCCAAAGGTCGATGTTATTGTGAATCATAATACTCGCCAAAATGAAGCAACACCTTTAGATAGTCAAAATGATACAACACCTTTAATGCAAGGTGGTACTAGTTTTCCAGAAACTTTATTTAGTAAACAGGTATTTAATATACCAGGCAATTATTATAGTTTTGATGATGCCAAGGCAATTTGCAATGCGTATGATTCTGAATTAGCTACATATCAACAAGTGGAAGAATCCTATAAAAAGGGCGGGGAATGGTGTAATTATGGATGGTCGGCTAATCAATTAGCTTTATATCCTACACAACAAAATACATATGATAATTTGCAAAAAATAAAAGGTCATGAGCATGATTGTGGAAGACCTGGGATCAATGGTGGATATATAGCAAACCCTAATGTTAAATTTGGCATAAATTGTTATGGTAATAAACCAAGAATTAGTCAAGAGGAATCCGAATTGATGAAAATTGCTTCACCTTATCCAAAAACTATGCAGGAAATTGAATTTCAGAAAAAAATTGATTACTGGAAAAATAAAGTAGATCAAATTTTAGTTTCTCCATTCAATTATAATACATGGGGACAGGTATAAATATATATTTCTTAAAAAACGATATAAAGAATATTAATATATATTAATTAACGTGCTAGTGTCTAATATGCTAGTGCGTTCCTGCGTTCCTGCGTTAGAGCGTTAGTGGTGTAGTGGTAACATGGAACCCTTCCAAGGTTTTGCTGAGGGTTCGATTCCCTCCTAACGCAATTCATCACAAATAAATATAAATTGTAAGTAATTTATATTTATTGTTTTTTGTTTTGTTTTGTTTTTGTTTTGTTTTGTTTTTGTTTTGTTTTGTTTTTGTTTTGTTTTTACACGTTGATTGGTTTTTGTTTTTTAGTTATTTTCTTATTAGTTTTTACGAGTAAATTGGTTTTTTTAGTAAGTTTATGTGGTTTATGTGGTTTATTTTTTTTTGTGTTTTCTTTTAATTCATCTTCAGTTGCTTTTACTAAATTCAATAGTTTTTCATGTAATTCTTCTGTTATTATTTCTTCGTCTTCAAAATCTTTCCTTGAATTACTACCTCCTAAATTTTTATAATTATAAGAAAGAGACCAATTAGGAATAACTAAATTGTTGAATAAATCTGAAACATTTTCGGCACCTCCGATTTGTGATGCATTTGTTTCGTTCAAAGTCATAATAGGAGAAATCCCGGCTTTCATCATAATTGAATTTACATTGAAACCGCCACTATATATATTTCCATTTGCATCATTATTATAAATTAATTCATCTGGACCAATATAACTGTTCATCATATAAAATAATATTATATTAATTAATTATTAGAAAATCGCTTTATTTCTTGAATAATTTTTGTTTCTCTATTATTTTTAATATGTGTTAAAATACGTTCAATTTGTTCATTATTTTTTATAATTCCCCCTAAAGATTTTTCCAAATATTTAAAAGTCAATGGTGAAGTTATTTTAGTATTTACTATTTTTAAATTATTATTGTTAATTTTAATATTTGTATTCAATAATTTGTTTTCAGAAGCCAAAAGAGTTGCCTTATTTTCAATAATATTTTTCTTTTCTCTCAGTTCTTTAATTTTTCCACTATAAATTTTTATTTGATCATCTAAACTTATCCACTGTTGAATAGTTTGTTCAAATGCCATTTTAATTAATAATTATATAATATAATATGAATTTTAAATTTAGTAATAAACTTGTATTCAATAATAATAATAATGTAAAAAAAGAAGATAGTAAATTGTATTTGGAAAAACCTATTAATTTAATATGTAAAAAGGTTTGTTTATTTACAAATGCAAGAGACGAAAAAAATATTAAGGAATGGGCCGCACATCATCTTTTATTAGGATTTACAAAAATAATTATTTTTGATCATAAATCTCAACTACCTTTGTCAAAAGTTTTTATAAACTTTGATAAACGGGTTGAAATTGTAGATGTATCACAAATGAAAAATCCAATCAAAATAAATTTAATGAATGCGGCTAGTGAAATTTCAAGAAATTTAGAAATGGATTGGATGATTTATCTTGATGCAGATGAATTTTTAATGTTAAGTAAAAAATATGTAGGTGTAAAACATTTATTATCTGAATTTAATCACGCTGACTCATTACAAATAAATTGGTTAATGTTTGGGTCTAATTATTTAGAAAAGGAACCAGATGGATTGATAACTGATAATTATACAAGATCCAATTTATATTTAAATGATCATGTTAAAACATTTTCTAGACCCAATAGAATTATTGATGCAATCAATCCTCATTATTATATAATGAAAAATCCAAACAGAATTTATGGAATAAATAATAGAATTATAACCAAAGACTATCATAGGAATGATATTCATTTTAAATTTGAAAAATCTCCGGCTTATATAGCCCATTATGTTAATCAATCTGAGGAAACATTTATTAAAAGAAAAATAAATTTACCTAGTGATGACAGGGGTATTATGAGAGCTTTTGATATCAATCAAATCAAAAATATTCACCTTCAATTCAATGACGTAGAGAACAATCAACTTAAAATTAAATATTCTAAAAATATTCATGGGTTTTTAGAAAAATACAAATAATTATATGAATTTAATTTATTAACATATAATTATTTATTATAATTATTTACGGTACATACGTGTTAATCTTCTTTTTTGGGTTTTTTTACCTTTTCTACCAAAAGTCTGCTGAAGTGCTAAAATTCCAAATGGAACTGCTGCTTGAGAAATAACGTCTCCAAAATAACCTCCTCTTCTTGATCTTGTTCTTCCCATTCTAGACATTCTTGATCTTGATCTTGATCTTGACATCTTGCGTCTTCTACCTGCACTTTGTATTAAAGATAATTGTTGTGGTGTTGGATTTTGTGGCATAGTAAGGTTTTGTCCTTGAACACCCCATATATTATTACTTGGGTTACCTGCATCTGGACTGGTTTGTGAAAAAACCCTATTATATTGACTATCTCCTGATCCATTTACATAGGTACCATAACTAGATGCAGAACTATAACCTCCTCCGTAACTTACCGGTTGAGAATATGGTAAATTAGGATTACCAGTACCTCCTCTTTTATTTTTACGATGATGGTATTTTTTTGGCATTTATATTATTTATTGAGAGAATAAATTATTTAATTAGACAAAATAGGCTTATTACGCAAAATATATATTAATAATAATAATATTGCTAAAATCATTAAAAATATTAATAAAATAAATGTAACAGTAATATAAATATACGGGTATATTTCAAATAATATAAAATCTATTAGTGGTTTTAACATTAATTTAAATTCATTTTTAATATCATCTCTTTTCAAAATATCTAAACATTGTTGAACTAAAGAATCTTTCATAAATTCTAATTACATAATTTTAATATTCTTTTTGCGTGTTATTAATCTTAATATTTTCTATTAATTTGATAATAATGAATAATATTATTGAACCAAATGATAATTTTGATTTTACTAAACTATCTTTAGGACATCCTAATGGAATTCAAGGAGGTGCTTATTTCACAAAAATATTATATAATAATAATCCGTTATATATTCAGACTACTAAAAGTCTAACCAGACAAGGGTTTGTAAAAACTGGTAAAAAATATTATTGCGATCTAATGTTTGATAATAATTCTGAAATGTTGATACGTTGGTTTGAAAATTTAGAAGAAATATGCCAAAAATTAATTTTTGATAAAAGTGAGGCGTGGTTTCAAAATTCGTTAGATAAAAATGACGTTGAAACTGCTTTCAATTCTGTTCTAAGAATTTATAAATCAGGAAAATATTATTTACTAAGAACTAATGTAAAAAATTCTCTAAATAATGAACCAAGTATTAAAATTTATAATGAAAATGAACATCCTTTAACAATAAACGAAATAAATTCTGATACAAATTTAATTTCTATTTTAGAAATCCAGGGTATTAAATTTACATCTAGAAATTTTCAAATTGAAATTGAACTTAAACAAGCAATGGTTTTAGATGATCAACCAATATTTGATAATTGTTTAATTAAAAGTTCCAAAAATGGTATTTTAGATTCAAAAACTTTAGAAGAAAACTTTAGTGAAAAACAATCAATTGTTACCGATAAAATTGTGACTATTGAACAAGAAATTAATGATTCTGATACAACTGAAATTCTCAATGAAAATATTTCTGAAAATAATCTCGAAACTGTTGATGAAACCTATCACGAAATTAGTTATGAAACCGATGTTAAAAATGAAGCAAATGAAGTAAATGAAGTAAATGAAGTAAATGAAGTAAATGAAGTAAATAAAGAAGATACAAATATTTTATTAGATTTTGAAGATTTGAATGATGAAGAATTGAATAATGAAGATTTAAAAGAAGTTGAGTTAAATATTGATTTAGAGAATAATTTAGAAACATTGGCTTTGAAAAAACCTAACCAAGTATATTATGAATTATATAAAGAAGCTAGAGCAAAGGCCAAACTAGCCAAAAAGGCAGCAATAGTAGCCTATTTAGAAGCTAAGAATATTAAGAAAACTTATATGCTTGAAAATATTGATAATGATAGTGATATCGATCAAGAAATAGACGAAATTTCTGAAAGTGAATTGGAAGACTTATAACAATTTAGGTATTTTTAGGAGATTAATTAATTAATTAAATAATAAATAAAACTGTATTCATAAAATTATTTTATCATTAATTTTATATAATGAGCATATCTTTAAAAAAGCTATGGAATGAATATGGGTTAGGAGCAATTGTAGTTCTATTAATTTTAGCCTATGTAGTTAGTGTATTTGTTAATTATTTATCATCCAAAGGTATATCGGGTTACGAGTCTAATGCAGTAATGCAAGACCAATATAAACAAAATTCGATGACTGAAAATAGTGGAGTTATGGCATCTAATCCATCAGGTCAAAATGAAGTATTTGCATCGGCAAATGGTGTTCAAACCACTATGCCAGGGTTACCATCATCTTGTTCTCAACCAAATATTCAAAATCCGGCCGAACTTTTACCAAAAGATACCAATAGTCAATGGGCCCAATTGAATCCTTCCGGTAAAGGCGAGTTAGCCAATGTCAATTTATTGAAAGCAGGTTATCATATCGGCATTGATAGTGTAGGACAAACTTTAAGAAATGCAAACTTGCAGATTCGTTCTGAACCTCCTAACCCACA